CCGGGGGACCCTGTGCGGTAAACTTAAATAAGTACACCCATAACAAAAATAGCAATACCAAGACATTAAACCTGACGGATAATTTATCCTGTCCTGGCAAGATCACATCTTTGCTTAATAATAATTTTCGAGCTGCGCGACCATCTTCAGAAGCGCAACCCGATTCACAACGGGTGGTTGGTAATTCAATTTCTCTCGGGCGCCAGCCAACCATCTTGGCGCCCAGAGGCGAAAATCCTCCGGCGAGTGCATAGACAACTCCATAATGGCGTTGTTCACATTCGTCTTCGTGATTTCCCGTGAATCCGCACCTTTCTTGGTGAAATACAACATGTCCAATATAGAAGTCATGGACAAGGGGGCAACATACCGCCCCAGAACTGGCTCAAAGCGGAAGCCCCTCTTAAGGAATGTCAACTCATTGACTTTCCTATAGAGAACCATTGCCTCCGTCTTGAGTTCGTCCGTATAATCAAAACCAAGATCGGCCATAGCTCTGCCAAGAGTTTCATAATTAAAGAAACTCAGGCAGTCATCAGCCACATTGCACATGCTATCATCACCATACCCAATAAAATAGACCTTATCAGCAAACTGCTGCAGGCCTTTAATTCCTAAGGGGTGCAGTTTGATCCAGCACATGATATGCAACTGCTTGTTTAAAAGAGAATTAATGATGGCAGTCAGAAAATGACCACTAGGAAGACTCTTCATCCACTGATAAAGCGTTCTACCACACAGATGTATGGAGTTAACTAAATCAGCAAAAAGAACCCTCCGAACCTGGGCATTCTCTTCACCATCATCATACCAACGGTTAATCAACTCACAGAGCGCCTCAAACAATGCGGCATACTCCGAGGTATCAAAACCATGGAAATCACCTGCAAGCCCATGCTGCCCTTTCGAGTGCATACTCTTAAACAAGTAATCCCAATCCTCAGAATAGGGATTTATCCCAACTCCACAACCCACATTGATGTTATTCTTCATCAACCAAATTGTAAAGTCAAGAAAATACATCCTGCATAAAATCGTATACAGAAGAGGGGCCGCAGACACTAAACGCGTCTTGCAGTCCCTAACTCTATCCTTCTTCCGAAGTTCATCCTTGAGCGTGTCGACATAGACGTGAAGGGATCTCTCACCTCTCTTCGCCTTTTCGATACACTCCATTGCATCCTCCTTAAGAGCAATAGCCTGGGGGGACGAGAAGTCATATCTCTCACCTTTCCCAAAGTACCACTCCTTGCCACGAAAACCCGGCTTAGGACTGCACACATAAGGATACCCTGCTGAGGTACCCCTAGGAATGGAGTTACAAAAGTCCACACCCTCAATACCCTCACACGCTTCCTCAAAAGAGTAAACCTTCGAGGTGCGGTTGGGGGAGAGAAACGGCAGCCACTGTGAAAACATATAATCACTGGCGACTACAATCAAATCAAAGTCAGGAACAACCGTAGGAGCACCATACTTTTCAATAGCAATGTGCTTCGGATCCAGAATTGTTCCGTCTTCCAAGATCTTTTTGGCCAAACGCGCTGGAGCCTTCTCGGTGGATGTCCACATATTATACAGGACAGACTTCTTTATCTTCGTATCCACCGGTTGGCTCACTGGCTTTGGCAAATCATAATAGGGAACAAAATTCCCACTAAATGGCAATGCCATACACTGTGGCTCAAGCTCAACTAACTGAGCTGGAGGAGGATATTGCTGCGGAAACAACTCAGAAATAGCCATAAGGCACTCCTTCGTCACAATCGCTCCAATACCATCCCCTTGTGTGTTACCAGCCACATGAATGGCAATAAACTTACCAGGTCCCACACTCCTATTCTGCAGAGCGGCAACCATGCCACAGTCACCAACCATGGTGTAAGCACGATAGTACAAGACATTCCTTACAGAGTAAGTCCCTTCTTCAGTAGTCACCTCTTGGGGCTCGTACATAAAAGCAGGGGTGCACTTCTCTACTTGGATCGTCTTAGTACCATGTCGTCTGGCTCCAACAAGCTGTACTATAAGATCAAGAGGCCTGCTCAAACAGACCTCCGGCACAAAATAGTGCCGAATATCAGGATGCTGATGAACATGTGGTAGATACACTGCCGCCAAATCATTAGCCTTAAAATATTCATCCTGCTTGAAGTCCAGCAACATATGAACAGGGACAGGAATCAGCTGATCTGCAAACTTATTATGCATATAGGCTGTACTGTCCCTGGTAGCCTCTCCAGCATCAATCAGCCCCTGAATTTGGGCGATAAAATGCTTAGGAAGCACGCCAGTACGACCATATATCATGGTCAAAAAACCAAAGCGGCCATCCCACCCATGAAGGGTGAGCTCATACTGGTTTTTACTAACCAGCTTATCAACAAGAGCAGGCAAATTCGGGTCAACCCCACCCTGTGGGTGTATGACCTGCAATTTAGCCCGCTCAAATCTGGTCGCTCTACGGCCTGATTTCCTCATGGGGTAAGGACCACTCTCCTTACTCCATATGGGGGAGTAATCCCTTACATACTCATCTACTTCATCATCAATGAGAATGGGATCTTCCTCCTCCTCACTCTTGTTGCCACCCCTGAAAGGGTTAGCAAAAAGAGCAATTGCTGTGCCTATCGTACCAGCAATGACCAACGCCTTCTGCCAATCTGTAAGCCACATAAATTTATCATAAAGCGACTTAAGTAGACTAGCAGTAGAGTCGGTATAACGGGTTATAACACCCTTCGCCCATGACTGTCTTCGAAAATCAGGCCCATAACGCTTTTCCTGCGCCAATCGTACCTGAATCTTGAAGATATTCTTTGAGAGAATCTCCTCCAGGTAAGCTGGCAGGACATCGGGATGTTCCCGTGCCAGTTCAGCTATAACACTTGGATTACCTTTATACAGTTCTCTCAAAGTATCATCAATAAGAGCTCCAGTATGCTCCATAATGAGCTTACGCACCTCATACCAGGCGCTACTACACTCGAGCATTCGCACCCACTGTGCGAAGTTGGGATCCTCTTTCCTACCAAATCTTCTCAAAATCTGGTCAGTGGAAAGGGAAAGCACGTCCTCCTCTTCAAAGGCAGGACAACTTTCATCAAATTCCTTATCAAATTCGACCAGTTCCTTCATCCGAACATGGTCGGAAGAGTTCCCAACCCCACTTTGAGGCTTCAACGTCAACTCATCACGCCCAATAACATCTAAGTGGTTCATAAAATGATCCATCTTCTGTTCCTGTGCGCGATACTTATCCACTATCCTATCAACTATGTCATCTAACGTTAAGACATGTGGCATAGTAACTATCTCACCAGAATCGGGCAGTCTCTGAGCCAAGTAAAACTCATAAACATCGGGATTAAAACTCCCATCACCCAGCTCTGGGGACTTCTTATCAATCACCCGTTGAAGTGGATCCGCATCCTTATTGGACGCATACTTCTGCTTTATGCCAACGTCAATTATCATGTCAAAACGGCGCATAACTGCCTTGGGCTCCCAAATAGATGAGGGCTGAAAATCACTCCGCTGATTAGTGGTAGCTACAATAAGCTTACCCTTAAACAGAGTGTTCCCTTTAGAACCAATATCTGCCATATGACAAATATAAGGATGAATATTACCAGCACGGATAATTTCAAGATATTCATTATCTGGCATGCCCGCCGCGTCCCTAATTTGACCAAAATCGTCAAAAATAACGGCAGGCTGACCTCGATACCCATCCCAATACTTATGCTCAGACTGCCGATTATAGACAAAGTCCATGTAATTATCCATGAACAATGCCCTCTCCTCGGGTGGCAACACTCGAGAAAGAGCCTTCTTTATTAAAGGATAAATCAAAAAAGTCTTGCCGACACCAGGAATACCACGAAATAGAATACAAACAGGCTCCATTCGTGGTCCTGATCCGGCAAGGTTGGCTTTCTCAAAAGGATCAGCAATCCTACGCAAAGTTGTCATATAAGTAGACATAGCTGAACGCATCTGAATACTATCAATAGAATTCAAACGCATAGCTGACAGTTGATGACCTTCCATAAGGAGGTTATGCACACGTGAGGCATTTGAAGCTGTCACTTTCAGCTGACCAGCATGATACTCATCAAATACGATATCAACCTTATCACACCACTGCTTCAAGGCTGGAATACTCTTCTCCATAAACTGAAGAGAGTTCCAACCAAGAACATCAGTGCGAAAATAATTAACAATCTTCTGCGCTAAATCACACGCAAAAGACACGGCCGATGTAATACCAGCACGAGTACGATCAAAATCTCTTAAAAGATTCAACGTGGATGCCATCTTCATTCCACTTGGCATCTTGCGAGCGGTAACCAGGGACATATATCCCAAAAACATTCCACTCACATCGTGAATCAGATGCTGATCGAAGCCTTGGGCCTCAAGAGCATCATGGTACACCTCTTCAGTTCTCGAAGCAATTTTACTAAATTGCTTCGTGAACCAGTCCCTATGTTCCACAGCAACATAGGCTGCGTAGGCAACGCCGCACGCTCCCAGAGCGTACTTCCAACGTTTATCATCGGAACGGATTGTCATTATAGCACACGACGCAGTGGCTATAAACATTGGGACGTGCAACACAGACGTGTCAAGCCCATGCTGCACACGAACTCCCTGCTCAGCCACAGCATTCAACTGGGTCATGAGCTCGGGCACCAAAGTGGAGAGATTTTCCAAGTTGGAATTGGCACGCTTTGCGATCTCCTCCATTTCTGGAGAAGCTTTCACATTTAGGGTACGGAATGTATCAAACAATCCACCCTGAGGCGTGAATGCGGCCAAGTTCTTTTTGAGCTTCCCATCTCGTCTACGACTTATGGCTCGCTCTCGCTCCCGCGTCTTATCTTTCCGAACTAAATCAAGATCGGTGATAATACCCCTACCGCGATTAGGTGATCGCAGAATAGTGGGCTCAATCCTTGGACGAGGAGGAGTCCTGGGAGGGGATATAGGAGGCTGACCAGTCACGCTGCATAACTTGGGCTGGCCAGAGCCTTTCTTCCTTCCAAGACCGGATTGGGCAATTAATGTCCAGTCCTCCGGTTGAATCCATACATATTCTCTCTGACTTTCTGCAAAAAGATATTCATCAAGATCAATTAGGACATCAACCAAATCCTCATCCAATAACTTCCTTTCCAACACTCTTTCTTCAGCGTCAGTTAGGAAGTACTGGGCAATTTGACCGCCAATAAGGCCAACAAAATGGCCAAACTGCTTGTAAGTCAACTCTAAGGTATAAACCAAGCCATTATTAAAAGTAACTAGCAAGTTAACCTTAAAAGTATTCTGTTCCTCAAAATGCCCAAGACGAACCCTCTTCATAACAACTTCATAAGAAGCGTCACTAACCTCCCGATCAGTGTAACACCTATCACAAAAAGTGAATATGTCTTCTTGGGTCCGCGCTGCAACCAAAACTGGCAAATCATCAAAATTTCCTTGGTTCATATATTGGCCAAAGGGAAGCCAAATATCTGGTTGCAGGTTCAACTTATTCACAGGGTTGTACAATTTAACAAAACCCTTGATGGTTTTAACCACAAAACCATCTAACTGAAAAGTCACCGTACGAGTCAAATCTCTAGCGGCAAACTCAACAGAATTCTCAACCTGGGAGTACCCAGCAACTGGGGTACGAACAGTGGTTGTTTGGGCGGTGTTCTCCGCACTAAAATAACTCTTGCCCTGCATAGTCGAAAATTGCTACTGGGGTGCTACGGGTGTAAAAACCAGCTACACACTTAAACCCGAAGGCGTGCTAGAGACATGGAGAGTGAAAGCATATGCGTTTTCCTGGGGCACAGTACTTCAGCACTCATCTTTCACATTCGTAGTCCTTCTCGAGGAATACACCGGATCCACCATCTACTTAACCAGCATACACGTAGCGCTGAAATAACACGCTGCCTACTCAGACAATTAAGTACATTCCTGGATCTTAGAGGAATGCGCCGTTCCGGGATAGCCACGAGGGGCCAAATCCACACAAATAAAAATCTAAAAAGTGTTCCGGTTCTTCCGTATACACTTGCGGCAACTACTACGCTTCAGTAGACCTACCATGATAGTCCCGTAGGAGTCATGGGCCTCTTTATTCTTAACGCACAGTAAAAGAGTATAAACTGGAGCAAGAGTGTGCTCACACCCATATCTAAGGAAACTATGGGATATGGACCATAAAAGCCAATAACGCTGGCAAGCGACAAAAGGTCTAGTTCGATTAAACCCCTTCGAAATCTCTTGTATATAACGTATGCACTCTTTTCCTCAACATTCTTCGGAATAAACCGATAACTCGAATGGTGAGCAATGGTACATTATACGCTCCGTAAGGACTCTATACAAAAGGACTAGGGGGTTCTCCACCC